AACATATAGACTGATTCATAGCCAGTCGATTTATTAAAAAAATTATAGGAGCTGTGGCCCAAATATTTGGAGCCACAGCTTTTTTTTCGTATATTAATGTGTAAAACTTGTATTAAATGAATATAGTAATAATTGGAGCAGGTGTAGCAGGTGTAAATGCCGCTACAAAATTAGTTGATAATGATTTTAAAGGTAGAATCACTATCATAGATATGGGTTTGGATCCATATTTAAGACCATATGAAGAAGTAATGACAGGTTACTTAGGTGCAGGTGGTTGGAGTGATGGTAAATTAACCTATTCTACTCAAATTGGAGGACAATTATCTAAATATGTAGGTGAAGAAAAAGCTATGGAGCTTATGAAGCAAGTAGTAGATAATTTTAGTAGATTTCACCCTCACCCAGAACAAATTATATTATCAAATCCAGATAAAGAACCAGATTTTATTAAACCATATTTTGGTTTAAGATTATTTCCATGCTGGCACATTGGTACTGATTATTTACATGAAATTGGTAAAAGTTGGTATGATTATTTAATATCTAAAGGTGTTGAATTTCACTGGGAATCTAAAGTTAGTGATATTAATTTTAAAACAAATGAAGTTACATTTAAATCTACTAAACCAGAATTCGCTAATATGGATAATGATAGTATATTTTATGATAAACTTATATTTGGTGTAGGTAAATCAGGTATTGATTTTACTTCAAAAATAATGCAAAAGTATGATTTACCAACAGAAGAAAAACCAGCTCAGGTAGGTGTTAGATTTGAAGCACCACAGAAGCACTTTCAGAAATTAATTGATGTAGCTTATGATTTTAAGTTATATAGAAAATTAGATAATGTTAGTTTAAGATCGTTTTGTACAAATAATAATGCTGCATATGTAGCAGTAGAAGAAACTTATGGTGATCACAGTTATAATGGTCACGCTAAAAAAGATGAGTCATTTAGAAATGATATGACAAACTTCGGTATATTAATGGAAATTAGAGGTATTGACAAACCATTTAAATGGGCTAGAGAATTAGTTGGTAAAGTCCAAGCTAATAGTACAGGTTTATTTTATAGTCCAAGTAGAGAACCCTCAATTACATCAGAAGGAGTTGATGTATCAGCTACAAAAATAGAAGATTTAAATGTAGTTAAAGATGCATTTCAAGGATATTTTAAATACATTGATGATTTTATCAATGATATGAAATTAGTATTTCCTACGTTGAAAGATGATTGGGGAATCTATGTACCTGAGGTAAAATACCTAGCTCCTGAACCACTGGTTAATTATTCTGATTTATCATTAACTAAATTTCCTGATGTGCACTTTGTTGGTGATGCGTTGTCAGCAAGGGGAATTTCAGTGTCAGGAGCCCACGGTACACTAGTTGCTGAAAATATTTTGGAGAACTAAATAAAATTACGTATATTAATAGTATGAAAATAGGTGAAAAATGGGGTAATGGTAAAATGTTAAAACAAAAAGATGGTACTATAATCCATATTTGGGATAATAAATTTCATAATTGGGAAGGTCCAGCTTATATTCCACAAGGTAATATGAAAAAAAGAGAATATTATTTATATGGAATTAAATATAGTGAATCAGAGTTTAAAGAAGTAGTTAGAAATAGAACAGGTTTACCTTGGTATAAAAAACCTGCACCTAAAGGAACTACACATAGAAATTAGTATGAAAATAGGTTTATGTGGTACAATGAGTGTAGGTAAAACTACATTAGTAAAGGCACTAAAAGGTACAAATGAATTTCACACGTACAATTTTGCTACAGAACGTAGTAAATATTTAAATGATTTAGGTATTCCATTAAATACTGATTCAACATTAAAAGGTCAAACAGTATTTTTAGCTGAACGTTGTGCTGAGTTAATGAATGATAATATTATTACAGATAGAACTATATTTGATGTAATGGCATTTACTAATAATGCTAAATCAATTGCACATCAAGATAAAGCTATATTTGAAGATTATGCTAAAGAATTTTTAAGAGAATATGATTATATATTTTATATTTCTCCTGATGGTATTCCAATTGAAGATAATGGGGTAAGGGAAACAGATGAATATTATAGAGATGTTATTGATTTTTCTATTACTACATTAATTAGAAAATATGGCCATATGGTTAAAAATGTTGAAACAATTAAAGGCACAACAGAAGAACGAATTGAACAAATATTAAATGTTATAAAATCTTAATATATTTATAATAAACTTAACATTATGAAAAGATCGGATCTTAAAAAATATATTAGAGAAGAAATTATTAATACTCTTAGTGAGGCAACTGAGGAGGAAGTTGAAAATCAAAAAGAATTAAATAAAGAATTAGAAAAAACAGCAAAGCTTCAGAAACAATTAGGTGAGGATGAAGATAAAGATGATGAAGATGCTATTAGGGGTGCTAAAAAAGCTAAAGGTAAAACTAAAAGATATGATCTAGCCGTTGCTGGGTTTAAAAAAATTGAAAGAGAAATGAGGAGCTTAGCTAAGGATTATTCAAAAGCCGAGGGAGCTGCTAAAGAAAATCTTTTAGCCAAATTAAAAGAGTTAACTAAAAAGAAAAAAGAGGCTAAAGAATTAGTTGATAAATACGCTGATGATGTCGTATAAAGAAAGAATATTTTATATTGCTAAAATATTAGTTTTAATTATAATTATAATTTGGTTTTTGTTTAGAGATAATGAGCCGTACGTTGCTGACTACCAAAATCAAATTAATGCATTAAATTCAAAAATTGATTCACTTCATAGTATTAATGATAAATTAAATTTTAAAATTGATACTTTAAATTTACAAATTAATTCTTTAGACAAAGAAATAGTAAAACAAGATAAACAAATTTATAACCTTAAAGAACAAACTAATGAAAAAATTATTGCCGTTGATTCTTTTGGCGATGATGAACTTGAAAGGTTTTTCGCAGACAGATACAGACAGTACCTCGATTCAATTGCAAAAACCGATAGCTCGTCTAGTAATTAAAGATCTTATTTCTGGTGATGGAGCTAAAGAAGAATTAAATCTTACTTTAGACAAAATATCTTTATTAGAACAGAAAATAGTTCTTAAGGATAGTGTTATATTTTCTCTTAATACTAAAATAGATAATGTTAGGAGCATTGTGATGACTAAAGATGATCAATTAAACCTATCCCAAGAACTAACAGCTAGATTAGAAAAAGATTTGAAAAAACAAAAACTAAAAAATAAATTGACTTTAGGAGCAGGAGTTTTAGCAGGTGTTGCTATTTTAGTTATATCTAAGTAATATGGCGGGGGATTTAAAAAAAGTAATAAGACAGGAGTATCTTAAATGCGCTAAAGATCCAGTGCATTTTATGAAAAAATATTGTTATATCCAACACCCCCAAAGAGGTAGAATACAATTTAATTTATATCCATTTCAAGAAAAAGTATTAAATTTATTTAGGGATAATCCTTATTCAATAGTACTAAAATCAAGACAGTTAGGTTTATCTACATTATCTGCTGGTTATTCTTTATGGATGATGCTATTTTTTAAAGATAAAAATATTCTTTGTATTGCAACAAAACAAGAAACGGCAAAAAATATGGTAACTAAGGTAAAATTTATGTATGATAATTTACCTTCATGGTTAAAAGTTGATGCTGCAGAAAATAATAAACTTAATTTAAGATTAATAAATGGTTCACAAATTAAAGCAACATCAGCAAGTTCTGATGCTGGTAGATCAGAAGCAGTTTCTTTGCTACTAATTGATGAGGCGGCATTTATTGATAATATAGCAGAAATTTGGGCTTCAGCACAACAAACATTAGCAACTGGAGGTGGTTGTATAGCACTTAGTACTCCTTATGGTACAGGTAATTGGTTTCACCAAACATGGACTAGGGCTGAGGCAGCTGAAAATGACTTTTTACCTATAAAATTACCTTGGTATGTACATCCAGAAAGAGATGAGGCATGGAGAAAAAGACAAGATGAATTATTAGGTGATCCTAGAATGGCAGCACAAGAATGTGATTGTGATTTTAGCACTTCTGGTGATATAGTATTTTACCCAGAATTTATTGAATATTATGAAAAATCATTTATTAAAGATCCATTAGAAAGAAGAGGTATAGATCAAAACTTATGGGTTTGGGAAACACCAGATTATACTAGGGACTATATTGTTGTAGCTGATGTCTCTAGAGGTGATGGTAAAGATTATTCCGCATTTCATGTTATTGATGTTGCAAATAATGTTCAAGTAGCGGAGTATAAAGGACAAATTAATACAAAAGATTATGGGCATTTATTAGTTGGTATTGCTTCTGAATATAATGAAGCAATGTTAATAATTGAAAATGCCAACGTAGGTTGGGCAACTATTCAAGTTGCTATTGATAGAAATTATCAAAATTTATATTATTCCCCAAAATCAGATCAACCTAATGTTAATTCCTATTTTGATAAATACCAAGACCATTCACGTATGGTTCCTGGATTTACTATGTCTTCGAGAACAAGACCAATGGTAATAGGAAAATTTCAAGAATATTTAAGTGATAAAGGTGTTACATTACAATCAAAAAGATTGTTGGAAGAAATGAAAACATTCATTTGGAGAAATGGAAGACCAGAAGCACAATCAGGTTATAATGATGATTTAGTTATGGCCTTTGGTATTGCTATGTACATAAGAGATACAGCTTTAAAATTTAGACAAAGGGGTATTGATTTAACAAAACAAGCATTAAAAAACATGTCAGTTAATAGAACTTCATATAAAGGTGCCTATAATTTTTCTAAAGGTACTGATAATCCTTATCATATTAAAACAGATAAGGGTGGAGAAGACATTAGTTGGCTTTTATAATAATATTTATAACAATAACTATATACAATGGCTGATACAAGTATATTTTCAAGATTAAGAAGATTATTTTCTACTGACGTAATTATTAGAAATGTTGGTGGTAATCAAATAAAAACTATAGATTCTAATCATATACAAGCAAGTGGTGAATATGAAACCAATGCTTTAGTAGATAGATTTAATAGAGTTTATACAACACAACCTTCATCATTATATGGAGCTCAATTTAATTTAAATTATCAATGGTTAAGAACCCAATTATATTCTGAATATGATGTAATGGATCAGGATGCTATTATTGCTTCCGCATTAGATATTTTAGCTGATGAATCAACGCTAAAAAATGATATGGGTGAAATACTTCAAATTAGAAGTTCCAATGAAGACATACAAAAAATATTATATAATTTATTTTATGATGTTTTAAATATTGAATTTAATCTTTGGATGTGGATTAGAATGATGTGTAAATATGGTGATTTCTTCTTAAAATTAGAAATAGCCGAAAAATTTGGTGTTTATAATGTTATTCCTTATACAGCATATCATATAGAAAGAATTGAAGGTGGAAACCCAGATAATCCAGCTGAAGTACAGTATAGATGGAATCCTGATGGATTTGCAGGTAGTAGTTATGGTTATTATTCTCTACCAAACCAAGTTGATGGTGATAGTCCAGGTATTACTTACGACAATTATGAAATGGCTCACTTTAGAATGGTTGGTGATGTTAATTATCTTCCATATGGTAGAGCATATATTGAACCAGCAAGAAAATTATTTAAACAATATACATTAATGGAAGATGCGATGTTAATTCATAGAATTGCTCGTGCCCCAGAAAAAAGAATATTCTATGTTAACGTTGGAGCTATACCACCTAATGAAGTAGAAGCATTTATGCAGAAAACAATTTCGAGTATGAAACGTACTCCTTATATGGATGAAAAAACAGGTGAATATAACTTAAAGTATAATATGCAAAATATGCTTGAAGATTTTTATATACCAGTTAGAGGTAATGATAATGCTACTAAAATTGATACTACCCCAGGATTATCTTATGATGGTATTCAAGACGTAGAATATTTAAGAGATAAATTATTTGCCGCACTTAAAATACCTAAAGCATTTTTAGGTTATGATGAAAATGTAGAAGGTAAAGCTACATTAGCTGCTGAAGATATTAGATTTGCTCGTACAATTGATAGAATCCAAAGAATTATACTATCAGAGTTAAATAAAATTGCACTTGTACATTTATATACCCAAGGTTATACCGATGAGACATTGACTAATTTTGAATTATCAATGACGACTCCATCAATTATATATGACCAAGAAAGAATTGAATTATTAAAATCAAAAACTGAATTAGCACAAGCAATGTTAGATCAAGGTTTAGTGCCTTCTGATTGGATTTATCATAACATTTATCACTTTAGTGAAGATCAATATGATGAATATAGAGATTTAGTTAGAGAGGATTCTAAACGTAAATTTAGAAATGCTCAAATTGAAGCAGAAGGAAATGATCCTATACAATCAGGACAATCTTATGGTACACCTCATGATTTAGCTTCATTATATGGTAAAGGAAGAATGTATACTGATCCAGGTAATGTACCAGATAAGGAAAAATATGCTTCTGATGATCCCCAATTAGGTAGACCACAAAAACAAATGTCTAATAGAGGAAAACAAGATAACAATTTTGGTAAAGATCCATTAGGAGTTAAGAGAATGAAAGACACTGACAATAATGACGGTGATTCAGTAAGACCTAGTTTTAAGGGCAGCCCCTTAGCTTTAGAATTTGAAAGTCCAAAGGTGACTTTTTTAAAGAATAAGGATATGTTTAAAAAATTAGACGGTAAAAAATTAATATTTGAAGAAGACAAGGATGATTCTAAACTATTAGATGAATCCCAGTTGAAGAAACAATAATTGGTACATATTTATAAATAAATATATTTTTTTTCATGAAAATTAAACACTCAAAGTATAAGAATACTGGTATTTTATTTGAGTTACTAGTAAGACAGATTACGGCGGATACATTAAAAGGCGGAGACTCTCCAGCTATAGATTTACTTAAAAAATATTTTGTTAAAAGTGAATTAGGTAGAGATTATAAGTTATATGAATCTGTCATTAAATCTAAGGTTATTAATGAAAGTAGAGCAAATTTACTTATTAATTCTATATTAGAAAACTCTAAAAAATTAAACAGAACTTTACTAAAAAAACAAAAATATAGTCTTATTTCAGAAATAAGACAACATTATAGTTTAGAAGAATTTTTTGGTTCAAAAGTAAAAAGTTATAAAGAATTAGCTTCATTATATGTTTTAATGGAAAGTAGAAATTCAAAGAAATTTTTAGATAGCCAACAAGAAGTAAATAATAAAATTACTTTATTAGAACATTTAACTAAACAACCAATAGTTAAACAACAAAGTGATAATATAATTGAAGAATTTTCTAATCAAGATAAGGATGTAAGAACACTAACTTATAAAATGTTATTGGAAAGATTTAATGATAAGTACGATTCATTGAGTAAAGAACAAAAACAAGTATTAAAAGAATTTATTAATTCTGTTGATTCTACTCCTGCTTTAAGAAATTTTTATAATGATAAAATTCACCTTCTTAAAGAAAAATTATCAAAACTTTCAAATAATATAACCAATAAAGCTACACAAATAAAGGTTAATGAAATTTCAAAATTACTAACAGAAGTTAGTAAAACGGATAAAATTAGTTCAGATAACCTAGTTGATCTACTTCAGTATTATGAATTAGTTCAAGAAATCAAAGTAGCACATGCAGTATAAATATAAACTTTCAGAAATGTCTAAAACTGCTCCTCCTGAAGAAGCAGCAAAAGAATTAAAACGTAAACCTGGAGAAGATTTTAAAGTAGGTCAGGTTACTTATAGTGATGATGGGTTAAGAAAATCTGTTGTTACTAATATTAATCCTGAAACAGGAGCTGTTAGATGGGATATTATACAATTACCTGGTTTTGAAACATTATATGATGAATTAGATGATTTAGTTGATATATCTAAAAGAGTTTATGTTAAAACTAAAGATGATAAAAAGTTTAGAGAATTTTATGAAGAAGCTCGTAAACTAAGAAATAAAGTTAGAACACATCTTAGAAACGAATACCCAGACGAATATAAAAATATTACAAGAATTGCGGAAGA